CACAAGGCATATAGTTATAGCTAACAAAGGGGTACACACTCCGACACGACCGAGAGAAATTAAAAATGAAGTGGACAGCTTACTACAACGCAAAGAACCTATTTACTAACGAGGTTGAGCGTGTTTATCTTGGCAAGTCTTTCAAAACAAAAATGGAGCTGGTCGATTATCTAAAGTGCGTAGGTTTTGCTGCACCAGACTACCTACTCAGAGATAATCAAATGGCAAAATATAATATGAGGCAAAAAAGCGCCGAAACTATCTACCTTGTTAAAGAGTAATTAGTCAATTAACCCCCTCGCAAAGGGCGGGGGGGTATACATACCGTTGAAAGGTGGCATTATGTCAAAAGTTTATTCAGTTCTAAGCGATGTAAGAGAGGAATTAAACGTACCAAAAGACCAGTACAACGCATTCGGTAAATACAAGTTCCGAAACCTAGAGAGCATTAACGCAGCCCTCAAACCGCTATGCAAAAAATACAAATGCGGTTATTACATGACTGATAGCGTTGTTCTTATTGGTGAGCGCTACTACACGCAGGCAACAGTAACGTTTTATGTAGACGGTTGCGAGGAAACAGTAACCTCTGTAGCGTATGCCCGTGAAGAGAATGAAAAGAAAGGTATGGACGCCGCACAGATTAGCGGTTTGGCTAGTTCCTATGCGAGAAAATACGCTATTTGTGGTCTGTTTGCGGTAGACAGCGGTGAAGAAGTAGACGCACTTGATAATCGACCCGCTGAGACAGCCCCTAAGACACGAACAGCAACACGAACGACTACTACACGCAGAACACAGCAAACCACCACGCAGAAAGCCGCTGAGAGCGTTACAGAGGAAACACTACAAAACAAGGTTTTAGAGTTCGCAAATCTGAGGGGTAAAACAGTAGATGACGTTATCAAGGCGTTAAATATCACGCCTGCGATGAAGAAACTAGGAGTAACCGCTGAACAGATTGAGTACACAGACAATCAGAGAGTGGCAGCGGTTGGAATTGTTACAAGTTGGCTAACACAGGTTAAGAAAGAGGGCTAAACATGAGAGGTATTAACACAGTTTGTTTGAGCGGTAATCTAACCCGTGACGCAGAATTGCGTTTTACAGCGGGCGGTACTGGTATCTGTTCGTTTGGTATTGCGGTCAATGACAGCCGTAAGAACTCACAGACGGGTCAATGGGAAGATGTACCAAACTTTTTTGATTGCAATATCTTCGGTGCAAGGGCTGAGAGCATTACCGACTACCTCGCAAAGGGTACTAAGGTTTGCGTAACTGGTAGGCTGCATCAATCAACATGGGAAACCAAAGAGGGTTCTAAGCGTTCCAAGGTTGAGGTGATTGTAGACGTTATTACTTTCATGTCTACTAAGCAGGATAAGCCCGTACAGTATCAGACACAGGTAGATATCAGCGATAACACAGATATGTATGACGCTGATATCCCGTTCTAGGGTGTAATTGTGTAGGAATTGTGAACGCTATTTGTTGTTGACAACTCGCAACAAAGCCCCTATAGTAGGTATCAACAAAGGGAACAAAAAGAGTTTCCGACACGTTGAAAGGATATAAAAAATGAAGTGGACAGTTACGTTTGAGACGGTTACACGGGACGATACGGGGCGTGTTGTTAGTAGGGTTATTGACGAAAAGGCAACTAAAAAGTTCAACACAAAGCATGAGGCGGTTGAGTATCTTCGCTCCGAGGGGTTTGGTGGGTATGTTTACCCATATAGTAAATTACCTGATTATATGGATACATATCATAGGGGCTGTAATAATTACGTTGTCGCAGAAATTACGCACTAAATAGGTTTCTAGCCCCGCTGCAAAGGGTGGCGGGGCGCTAAAGAAAGGATAGAAACATGGAGAAAGACGTTATCAAGATTGAGCGAGAGCAGCTAGAGGAGTTAGTCACAGTAGGGCTAAAAGTCGTTGTAAATTGGTCTCTTATTAGTGAGTGTAATGATGAAGAGGTTGGCGCTTTTCTTGTTGCTAGGTTTGAGGAGAATATCAAGCGTCTAGCAAAGGCAGCGGGTAGCGTACATGACAGTATGCAAGAACTAAACGACCTGTAATGTTTCAATCGTTTATTGTGCGGGGCGAGGTACGGGGTAAGCCCCGCCCTAGGTTTTCTAGCCGTGGTGGCTATGGCAGGGCTTATACACCCGCTAGCTACATGAAGTATGAACGCTCAATAGCTAAGGCATACACAGAGGCGGGCGGTAAGAAGTTAAGCGGGGCGGTGAGTGTATCAATCTTCATTCATAGGGAACTACCTAAGAGCCGACATAAACGCCTTTTAGCAGAATTAGATACGTCTAAGCCTGATATAGACAACGTAGCTAAAGCAGTCCTAGACGCACTAAACGGGGTAGCTTATGAAGATGATAGTCAGGTAGTAAGTCTACACGTTACGAAACTACCCCGTACAAGGAACGAGAGTTTTTTAAGGGTAACTGTTATAGGAGGATAAAACATGAAACTAACTAATGAGTTAAACCTACCTCAGCCGTTCGTTGACGCAGCTACTAGCGATTATCAATACACAGATAAACGCTATAGTGTAACGTCTGTTTTGAAAGGTACGAGAGAGGCAATTCTACAGCGCCGACACTCTGAGGAAATCGAGACAGATGTTTCTGAAATGGTATGGGCTATCTTCGGTTCAGCGGTACATAAGATTTTGGAGCAGTCCGAGGAAACAGCCGACCAGCTAAAGGAAAACTGGCTATCTGTAGAAGTACAAAACGGGTATGAGTTGAGCGGTATCTTTGATTTGTACGATGATGCTACAGGAACGGTAACCGACTACAAAACCGCTACCGTGTGGAAATTCATCTATAAAGAGTTTGATGACTGGCGTACTCAATGCCTAGCTTATGTTTGGCTATTGCGTAAGATTGGTTTTAACGCCCGCCGTGGTGAGATTGTAGGAATGCTCAAAGACCACTCAAAGACCAAAGCAAAGACAGACCATACCTACCCACAACACCCCGTGCAGCGTATCGGCTGGAACTTCACCGACAAAGACCTAGAAGAGTTCGAGAGTTGGCTCAAAGCTAAGTTTTCAGAGATTGAGCAAGCCGAACAGTTGAGCGATGATGATTTGCCTCTTTGTTCCGATGATGAACGTTGGCATAAGCCCGATAAGTACGCCGTCATGAAAGAGGGTCGTAAGACAGCCGTTAAACTCTATGACAGCGAGGAAGAGGCTAACGCTAGAGTAGAGGCTGAGGGTAAAGGTTTCTACGTTGAACATAGAGTAGGCGAGGATAGCAAGTGCCTCAATTACTGTTCAGCGTGTGAGTTTTGCAATCATTACAAGGAGTTGATGAACAATGCTAACTAAAGAAGAGCGTAAGGCAATCGCTGAGAGAATTGGAAAAGAGTTCGACTACACAGAAAATGATGAAGTTTATGAGGCTCTTATTGGTGAGGAAGTTCCCGATGATACAACTTGGGGAACAGATTGTAAGGTTGTTTATGGCCGTCTGATTGAATTGTGCGACACGTCTAACATGGTTGAGTTACCGCTTGATAAAGACGGTCAAGTTATCCATATTGGAGATACGGTATTTGACAATGACGGGGCGAAAGTAACCGTTTGTAGTATTCGTTTTAATAATAGTGAAAACAACGTAGTTATAACCTGTGAGGGTAGCGACTTTGTTTGTACGTATTCAGCCGATAATCTTACACGTAAGAACCCTGTATCGGTTCAAAGCATTAGTAAGCGTATGCAAGGCGTTCTAGAAGATTATTTGTTTTCGGTTGATAGCAATTTACATACAGAACTTGTTGGCATTGCCGACCAGTTAAAAGAGTTAGCGGGTAAAGATGAATAGCGTATTTATCGAGTTAGAAAGTGATATCGGTGATGAATTATATATCAATATGGATAAAATCGTTCTTATTCACCGACCTAGTAGAACTGTTTGCCTTGATATGGTGGACGGTGCAGGTAACGGGGTAGTATCGCTATCAAAGGGTTCAATAGATAAGCTGGTAGACAGTATCATTGTTAGGGATAACCCCGCTAAGACTGTAAACGTTAGAACTAGGCTTTTGTGATGATTATGCGAGAGGGCTTCATTGTTATTCAGTCCTTTATGAGGGCAGAGTTAGGGCTAAAGGGAAACGAGCTGATTATTTACGCCCTAATCTATGGGTTTTGTCAGTCAGAGGGACACAGTTTCCACGGGTCAAGGCAGTATATAAGCGACTGGACGGGTTGCAGTCTATCGACTGTATCAAACGTGCTTGCTGGGTTGGTTGAGTGTGGTTTACTGGTTAAGTCCGAGACGGTAGTCAATGGCGTAACGTTCAACTCTTACGTGACTACACGGCGCAAACGGGAAGTACCACAGAAAGAGGCTAGCGTTAGTACCTCTGAGGGCGTGAGAGCCGTTATAGAGCATTTGAACGATGTTACGGGTAAATCATACGACTATAGACGTGATAGCAGTTCTAAACCCGTTACAGCCCGCCTAAACGAGGGCTACACCGTAGATGACTGTATCAAGGTAATAGACGTAAAGGCTTCCGAGTGGTTGCGTACGGATATGAAACAGTACCTAAGACCTGAAACCTTGTTTAGAGCGTCAAAGTTCGAGAGTTATCTACAGCAAGCGCCTACAGAGGTTTTAGAGTGTGCTTTTTAAGGGGTAAACGTGGTTG